CTCGGATCGTCTGCATACAGCAACGAAATACCGCGGTCGTTAAAGAACTGAACGCCTGCCGTCGATCGGGCAACTGTTTCGAGGGCCTGCGCTCTCAACATAGCGTTAATGCCGTCATTGCCGTTTGTCGTGACAGCGTAACAATCAATCTGAACAATGACCTCTATCGTATTGCTCAAATAGAGATAATCGTTGCCGTCCGTTTTCTCCCAGCGCTCCGAGTTCGTGCCATGTCGGACACTCGATAGATACGAAAAAATTATGTAGTCATTGTTTTCCGGCAGAGCGATATTATTCTGATTGCCGTAAAAAATTGCGGCTTTATCAATCACCGGAGCGGCGAACTGAGCAATAAACTCATACAATGCAGCTCGAAAATTAGGAGTTAGATTCACTGTCTCCGTCATCGTTTTCGTCCTCCTTAATGTTTAACGTGATCGGAGTTTCCTCAAACGTACACCGCACGCATTCCCAGCCTGCATCCGAAAAATCCTCTAACACTGCAGTGATCCGCCAATAACCGCCTTTCGAATCTTCGATGTAATCTCCGGTCCTAACGAGAGGTCTGTATTGAGCCCATGGACGGGTTTTTCGATCGCTTGAGGCATAGAGGTACAGCTTACGAATAATTGTGTTCTGCCCTGCCAAATTCGCATGATCCAGCGCCGCATCGCCTTCACTTTGGAAATTGCCGCGAATAGTTTCAGCCGGAGCGTAAAACGCGGTCATGATCCCGCTAGCGTTCTCTTGTCCTATGGAGCGATAAATTTTTAGCTCTGCATCTGCATAGTTTTGAGTTATCGCACGTCGGACAATATCATGTAGATTCAGCATGTTAAGAATGGATTTTGTGAGTAATACTCTTTTCTAAATTGCCGCTGCGCATGAGCGCTTTATCGGTTGTTGTGTTACTAACCGCTGCCTGCCCTTTTTGCTGGCGCTTAGCTTTCTCAATTTCGCCCATCGCCTCCAGCATCGCCATGGTCAATGGAGATCGTTTTGGAAAAGGATTAGACGCTGTACCATTATTTCTAATCGTTGCTCTAATATCAAAAACAGCCCTGATACACATGGCCTCTAACGCAGTTTTTACGTCATGAGTTTTCTTGAATTGAGATTCAAAAAGTTTCTTCCACTCTTTATTTTTCTCGGCAAACGTCGCACGCATGAACGGACGCGGGGGCAGCGATAACGTTTTGAAATTCGCTCCCCAGCGGCCTAATCGAGCTCGAAGAAAATTATTTTGTTTAGGCGTAACAGCTTGAACCCAGCCATACTCAAGATACATCCCAATGGTGGCGATATCCGGCATCATAATTCCAATTTCAGCATGGGTATTTTTGTTTAGAACCGCGCTCTTTTTCAGATCGTTAAAAATACCGTGATCGGTAATTTTGATGCCCATTTTCTATCCCCACGGATGATAGTTAGAACCGCCGTAAAAACGCCCTCCGACGCGATAGCGAGCGGTCATGATCCAATATTGCGCTCCGCACCGCGTCTGCGCCCACCAGTCGCCTATGTAGGAGTTGGTTTTCAGCAATTCGAACGAAGTTGAAACGGAGCCTTGTGAAGCGCTGGATATTCTCCCTACGGGCCCCGTCGTATTTTCGTCTAACGTTAAGAGGTGACACATAACCAAGTCCAAGAGGCGCTTCCTCAAATAGACATGGTTATCAGGATCATATGGCGCAAAACTTGTGCTATCTGAGTTCCCAACGAACTCCGCCGCCATACCAAAATACTCAGTCAGAATCTCATCAGGATATTTGTTCTCATCTGAAAACGCTGGATATAGCGTTCGAAAATTCTCAGGATCAAAGATAACAACAGCCATACCTTACCTCTATACGTTTTTAGTTTCTTGAACCCCGACCTTGGCAGGGTCAACAGGATTCACACCATGATCAATCTCTTTTAGCTCATTAGTACGAGACTTAAATTCTTTTTCATCTTTCATTGGAATAATGCAAGGCAATCCTCCATTTACGCCTGTAAATGCGGCTTCTTTTCCGTGCATTTTGAGAATATTTTCCCAGTCTGCTTTATCAATCTTGAAAGCTATCGCGTTGCCTTTCCCGAGCAGAATCCCCTCTCTTTTAGAACGCAGATCGTCATTAAGTCCCGGGA